AAGAACACAGTAGTGAACATACCCCACTTCGAAGCGCCGAGGGTGAACGCAGTCTGTTGGTAGATCACGGGCACTTCACGAACCCTCATCACAACCATCGGGAGCAAGTAGACTATGATGCCGGCTGCCAGGAACTGTATCTTCATCATATCATCGATCCCGAACCAAACCATGAAAAGCCCGGTGAGAGCAGTTAATGGTAGGTATCGGATTGCATCTACTTGCTTAGAGAACATTCCATCGAAGAGAGGGAACATGCCTATTAGGAACCCAAGAGGTAGGCATACCGCGACAGCCTCTAGGTACCCCATCCCATTTAGATAGCAGGAATAACCAAGGTTTCTAACCAGTGCAAACTTGAGGTGCAAGACTGGGTAGGCTTGAAGTACCTTCAGGGGCGGCGGAAGAAGGTATGGCGTAACCCATCCTGTTGAACAGACGGCTTGCCATAATAGTAGTAGAAATAGGATCCCACTTACCTGAAGGATGAGCGCTGCCCTCTTCCCTATAGACCCACGGATCTCAAGTAGACCTGTGTACTTGACCAATGCGGCCATCAAGGCCGCTGCAACGAACATGAAAATAAGTAGGGTTACTACTATCGAAACAAGATGTCCCTGCATATTACTTCTCGGAGGGTCTCTTCCTGATCCCGTGTTTGATAGCCAAGTCGTAGAGATGCTTTCGATCCATTCGAAGAGCCTTTGCCGCCGCTGAGAGGTTACCTGAGTACTTATCGAGAACAATCTTGAGAAGCTGAGCCTCGAAGGAGGAGACAACCTTCTCCTTCAACTGCCCGTAGCTCAGAGTTGGATCTACCTGAACTCTAACCTCAATGGTAGCCACTTTAGGGACCCTAGGATCCCTAAAGGGTTGGCTTTGAACAAGGTCAACCTCATCCATATCACTTGTCCAATAGTACGAAGTCAGTTCGGCGGTTCTTGGCTCGGCAAGGCTCAGTGTCATCAGTGCAGAGCGGGTTATCAGGGCCAGCACCATCCGGTAGGAACTGATTGCGATCAAACCCGATGGTACTCAGGTAGGCAACAACGGACTCGGCGCGGGCCTTGCTGATCCTCTTGTTGACGACAGCGTTGCCCGTGTTGTCGGTGTTTCCAACGATCTTGAAGTGTTGCCCGGGGAACGCCTTTGCTTGCTCCACAAACAACATGTCGATGATCCCCTTGGCATTCTCATCCAAGGTTGTACTGTTGGTAGCAAAGCTCACTCGAACTGGCTTGCTCGCTACGGCCGATGCTTGTTGGATCTGAGCAGTAGGAGCCGTGAACACGACCTTCTTGGCTGCCGCTTGAGCCTTGTCGTTATCAAGCTTCAGATCCTTGATGAAGTCCAGGTCAATGATCTGACTATACGGTAGAGGGTTCTGAGCCAGGTTCAGCTTTCCATACACCGTGGTCATCTTCTCATAGAGTTCCTTACCAGTAGTTCCCTTGTAACTTGGGTCGAGCCCAAAGAACTGAAGGTTGTCCCCATAGGTAGTGAGTCGAACATTGTTGATAGCCTTTAGGCAGAACTCCGGTTGATACAAGGGGCAACCCTCATGGAGGATATTGGCCGCCTTTGACTTGGCTGCTGAGGATTCATTGATCTCAGCCGCACCTTTCAACCAACCCCTGACCAATTTGAGTAGGTCATCCCGGCGCCGGTCAAACGTTGCTTGCTTCACGAAGAAGCCATCAGCGATGATATGGCTGGCCTGTTTGGTGCTGATCAGAACATGTGCCCCAGCAACCGCTGTAACAGCCTCATCATCACCCGGTGACCAAACTACAGCTGCATCAACATTCCCAGACTTGAAGGTATCGACCGCTGTAGCCGCGTCCTTCTGTTTGACAATGGTGACATCCATCGGCGAGACACCAGCCGAATCCAACATCCACAAGAGGAGGGTGTGGGAGGGGGTGCCTTCTGCAACAGCAATCTTCTTGCCTACCAAGTCAGAGGTGGTCTTGATCTTGCTGGTGACTACGATGGCATCACCACCTTGGGACCAATCCGATTGAAAGATCATCTTGACGACAGTCCCGTAGTTACCGCTCTCTGTCGGGAATGAGTCATAGGTTCCCCACATGAGATCCATGACACCGTTACGGAACGCAGCCCTGGAAGCATCATAGTCATCCAAGACAGTGAAGTTCACGCAGATCCCCTCTGCATGATACCGGCTGTTGGGGTTATCCTTGAACCCACCGTTCCAATACTGACCTCCGACGTACCCACCCCAAGTTACGACTCCAACCTCTATACACTTGTGAGGTCCGGAGGCAGCTACCGTAGCTGCATTAGGGGCATCAGCGGATCCATCCTTACCTGATCCACTAACCATGAGACCCTTGACATCTCCTTCTCTCTGACCTTCAGGAGCGATGTACTTCCGAAGAGACCAGAGTCCAGTTAGTATTAGTCCTGAGGACAGTATGAATAGACCAGCTTTGCCGGCACCTGTGAGTCTTGCCATTTTCTTGATTCCTGTTGTGGTTAGTTACTACTTACGTTCGAAAATCTTGGAGAACGAGCTAGGACGATCCCCATTCAAAGTAACTTGTTGCTGCATCTCAGCCAACTCAAGGTCATCTGTACTGGGGTGGTCACTAACACGAACTTTGAGGCCCGGTTGTAGTCGACTACTCTCATAGCTCAGAATGCCATTCTTTTCCCATGAGGAGAGAAGTGCAAGGCCTTCCTTGTTGAAGATGTCGTTCTGAAGATCCATGTTCGAGAAGGTCGAATGCGACGCCTCGAAGAACCGATCCATCTCACCTAGCTTGTTGCCAATATCCGAAGCGATGTACTCACAATCCTGCTCGAAGATAGCTTTCTTACGGTCTCCTTCGATGAGCTCCTTAGCTCCTCTCATCGCCTTGTATGCCGACTTAATAGCTTCATACTTAGAAATTAGGAGCTCTACTCGATGTTCGGTATCATCTTTGAGTAAGTCGAGATTCCGCTTCATATGTTTGAGGATGGCAGATGTTTGCTGCATCTGATCCAAAGTCTCAGCCATCTCCTCAACCCACTCCTTCTCACGTTGAGCCTTGTTCGCATTCAGAGTGGTATTGTCGAGATCTCCATTTCTCTGGGCGGCTGCAGCATACTTCAGGAAGGTCTCAACATTCTTCCTCCTAGTGGAAATCTTCTGACTAAGACCCGTGATCTGCCCAGCTAGTTGCTCGAGATAACCTTCAATCTTCCTGAGCTTCTCTATCATATCGAGAATGTAGTTCCTCAGGATTCCGATAGGATCAATGGTAATCCAAACCCCAGTGAACTTGCGCATGGCGCTCTGGAAGGTCGACTTGACCCACCAACGGAAATTGTCATTTAGCAAGAGAGCTATACTGGCAATTAGTGAACCTGCTAAGAATCCAGCATAGAGTACATTCTGTAGAAGCTTGATGATTGCTTCTATGTTGTAGAGAATAATACCCCCAGCGACACAACCGAGTATACTGAGGATAGCAAGGCCCATAGTGCCTTCCGGCCTCTCGAGAAAACCTTTGATCTTTTGCTGTGCGTCCATCTCAACTCACTTTAGGTAGGTTTCAATCTTGGTTCGGTCAGAAGTGAGGTTGTTTGCAATAGCTGAGCGGGTTGCTTCGAAAGCAGATCTCTTGTTTTGAATGTCCTGCTTGGCTTGGACAATCTCCAAGTTGATAGCATCTTGTTGCTTCCGGTGCTCTTGGATGGACATAGTGAGTCGGTTGATCTCTGCAGCCTCACCCTCGATGGTAGTAGCCAGGTCAGTAACAGACTTCTCTTTGGACGTTACCTGTTGAACCTCAACTCCACTCACGAAGGATTCGAATTCCGCAGCCTTACTCCCAATCACTTTGAGGTAATGGTCAACAGCGTCAAGTAGGACTTGCTTTGTAACCCCCATTGACTGAGCCGTAGCAAAGACTGCTTGGAATTTTTGCTCCTCAGTCATCGGTACCCCAGCCATTCTCACCAAGGAATCCCTGAACTCGATATAGTCGAATCCAGGAAGATTACTGGCTTCGATGGCCTCTTGAATGATCTTGGCCATCTCCGGATCCGGTTGCCCAGGGATGACTAGTGCCACTGGCTTAGGAGCAACCGAAGCTGGAGCTTCAGAAGCCTTTGGAGCCACCTTAGGCTTATTCGATTCTGTATCCACAAATACGCTTGCAAGCCTTCCGAATGTTTCGAACACAGGCGGTCTCCTTCAATGTTAGCGCTGTCCGATGTAGTCAAATCCAAAAGAAAAGTCAAGAAATCTTGGTCTTAGTACACCGGAAGACAGCTTTTACCTAAGATTCATAGCGGCTCATCGTTCGGGTTTGATTCTGGCACCATCGGAAACATGACTAGCAGTCAGTTTGAATCCGTCGACCAGCTCTTCCAAGAGTGGACCGGAATGACAGAAGAGCAGCAAAACTGGTTCCAAGATCAGGTTGCTCTAGCTCGAGGGAACCAACCAGTTGATCGAACCGCCTTAGAGATCAGAACTACAATTCATATGAGAATTGAAGCAGCGGTGAGAGAAGCCACTCAGGGTTTCGTAGCAGACAGAAGTCAGATGTACGCTATCATTGAAAGAGCTGTTCGTGAGGAAGGTGACAGGTTACTTAGTAACCAAGGTGTTAGGGGCTACCTCGAACCGGCTTCGAGTAGGCTCAACTTCGAAGAGTAGAGTGGCTCTTCAAGAAAACCTTCAACGATCTTTTCCAGAGGATGAGCCGATTGCCCCAGTGGACTTTGACCTAACGAGAAGTCCACTGGGGATCTAAGCCGTTCCTAGGTTACCCTGTTGGCTAGCAGCCGCCAAACATGATGTCTTGTTCAGCAAGACACTCTTCAGTTTCAATCCAGGGGAATAACCCAGTATTCCCTTCACCGTCAGAATCTTGGCATACGAAGTTATTGGCCCCTCGGATGCAACTCAGGTAGGTGTAGGCCCCGGATACGCAGATGGGGGAGAAGGTGTCGGCAAAGTTGCAAACACAGGTCTGAAGATCGATCGTAGTATTCCTTCCGCACACTGTTGGGTAGAGGGGGAGGACCGTGGTTCTACAGTACTGTACCCAGAAATTGACCTCAGCCTGATTCTTGTTTACGCTACAGGTAATCTTTGGATGGTGTCGACAAGAAGTTTCGAGGATTGGCTCACCACTCAACTTGGATTCGGATCCTGCCGTCACCTCATCCGAACTAGATCCACACCCTACCGCTATGAGTGAACCAATAATCAAACCAACGATTGATAGTTTACTAAATGAATTCATCACTACTACTCCTTTGAAATAGGGGTACCCACCCCGTGATTGGATATTCTCACATACCCACTAAGCAAGTCAAGTAGTCCAGCGCTAGTGTTACATCCAGTTGGATTCGAGATTGACCCCATTCTGCCTAGCCAAGAATCTCCCGCGGCTAAGGTCATCAGGGAGGGAGGGGTTATTACAAACCTCCTCGATCATTTCCTGAATCCTTTCAGGGGTTGGATCCCCGTAAAGGGCTGGGTTAAAGTCAAGGCCCTTCCCAATATCAACCAACATCCGAAGCTTCACAACATCCTCGGGTGGTTGAGTCCGGAGTAGAACCCTCAGTTGGTTTGTAGAACTCCCAACTGGTCCTTTATGACCAGAGCTCTTCAATAAGCTCTCCACCATATCCCACTCTTTATCGGAAGCCCCAAGAGCGTTCTCTGCCTGGGCCATACTGGCGAGGTCTATGATTCTACCAACGAGTGTTGCGAATCTATTACCGGTACCTGCTCTTTGTGAAATCAGCTCTAGCATTTGCATGACCCAAGGGTAGATGGATCTCTAATACTTTTCAAGTGCAAATTGAAGAATTGCTGGTCTATTAACCAGGGTTTACCGACTAGTCTCCTAAGTGTTGATAATAACAAGGAAGTGGTGTACTTAGGTACTTATGGACGGTCAGTGTCCTTATTGTGGAACCCAAGCAGCTTACTTTTACAATTGGCGTATCAATTATCCAAGCGGGTGCCCAAGATGCAAGAACAAGAACACTAACAATCACTACCACGATGGTGTTCAAGTTCCCAAAGCTTGCGGACCCCTAATCGGATTTTGGGTAAAGCTGCTCAGATGGTGTTGGGTCAAGGAAGCTCATCTTCACTATGAGTGCTCTCGGTGCCACGGGAAGTGGGTAACCCCACCAATCGGAGTCAAAGGAGAACCTACCCTGACTAAACCAAGTAGGACAAAAACTCGATTCGAACGAGAGGACGTGATCTAGATTACATCTTCTCGTTCGAATCTCGAGATTCGATTAATGGGCTCTTCGATCACTGATATTACAACGGGTTGAGGACGTTGGAAGTCCATCCGGAAAGCCTCATCCTCACCCCGCATGGCCACCACACGCCAAGAACCCCGGTCAAAGTTCTTGAACATATGCTTTGAAATGACCGTCAAGTAATCGATATCCTTTGTTCTTGAGTACTCGAGTAGCTCACTCAAGTCATCCAGAAGTTCCTGAGCATACTCAGAATCCAATCCTGTAACTTCCTCAACAATAACAGGGTTTTGACTGAGCTGCAGAAGTATATAGATCATGGCTACTCATCGAGCCCTACTCTAGATTGTCGGTACTCTTTTGAAGTATGGGCCGATACCCAAGATTCTCGTAAAGGGGCTTTGTCCTTCACATGACCTGGAACTTCAATGTCTGTGTCGACTCCACACGCGCAACATCGAAAAGTAGTGAAGTGGTCTACCTCACCTTGGTGACAACTGGAGGTCCGAAACACGTCACCTTCTTCCACCAGAAGGGTCGCTCCGCAGCCCCCGTTACCATTACCCTGGCCAGTGCACACGAACTCTTTGGCCCATCCTTTTTGCTCTCTACCAGGTTTCATGAGTTTCATATGACCCCCAGAGAAGGATCTTCCCTCGGTTCGAGATCAACCTCAGTCATTTTCAGATCAGAGAATTCCCTATCTAATACCTCTTGGATGATCTTTACCAAACTTTCCATAGCCTCTTCAGGGGTCTTCCCCTCAGTTCGATAGGGCTCTGAATTAGACCAAGGGAAAGCCCTACATGCAGCAATGTAGGTATCCTTCGAAGAGTAGGGTGGCCATCGTTTGGTCCTCCGGTAGGTGATGATCTGAAACTTCATAAGAGAAGTTACACCAGATCCGATGAGATCTGAGCCCCTCGTGCGTACTACTGAGCATGTCCAATAAGACTTCCAAGAAGGTTCTTGGTGACCTAATTAACAAGCTGAACCAAGAACTTCTAGGTAGGGGCCTGAAGAATGAGACTGGAATGTCAGGGTGTTTCCGCTTCAGGCTCCCCTTGGGTCAGTACCCACTCATTGGTGTACTTCGAGACACGGGACTCTACCTCTGTAAGCAAAGCGTAGACCTCGTTGAAGTACTAGGTTCCGAGACTCTACCCCTGGACACTTCTGTCACGGACATGACTTCCAAGATCAAGGATCGATACGACACTCTAGTTCGCTGTTATACCCCAGAGAGTTGAAATGCCAAGACTCTTTGCCTCAAAAAGGCCTTCCTATCCGGAAGCTTGAGCGAGTGATCCTAATCCTCGCTTTCGGTCGAAAGAATGAGACCAATTAAATCAAGAACTTGAGTCCTGATTTAGAAGTTTTTGACTTATAGGCCAAAAACTCCTTTAGGATGATGAACTCTAACCTGTGAAAGTCAACCATTTTTGAGACCAAACCATGCCAAGAGAAGACCTGATTCAGATTGAAGGAACCGTAACCTCTGCCCTCGGGGGTGGTCAGTACGAGATCAAGCCAACAGATGGGTCAGACAATATCAGAGCCCAACTCTGCGGAAAGATGAAGAAACATAACATTCGTCTGATCCTAGGGGACAAGGTAAAGGTAGGGGTATCCCCCTACGATACTAGCCACGGCATCGTGACTTGGAAGCTCAGGAGCTAGTCATTCTCTTGATGCTAGCAACCGCCTGCAACATCCGAGCTCGAGCCACTGTGTTGGCCGTATGGATCCGAATCTCAGGAGCTCTGAACTCAGGGTTCCGGTAGACCTCTGCCTCAAGGTAGGTCAAGACATCATACCCTGTCCCGGCATCCTCGCCCAGGTCGTGGTCGAGTGAGATCACATCATAGGAAGACCTACGAAGCTCCTTGAGTGCGTCCAGAGCCGTCTTGACCCAAACCCATTCACTCGAGGGAGGGAGCCGTACATCGTCAAGCCAGAGGTTCATGTCCAGTCCAAAGTCCATTCGGGAAGATCAACCAACTTCCCTGCATGGTCATGCGTACAATCGCTGTGGAACTGTAGCTTACCCTCGGTCAGATTCAAGTGACACCGCCGCTGTTTTTGGTCTGGGTGGTTGGGGCAGGTGTTCAACAAAGACGGAGTAAAGGTTGGATTCTCTTGGTTATTGTTGAACGACCAGACCGTCTGGCCAAGAGTGTAGAACACGTGGGCATCACCACACCCTGGACAGAAGAAGGCATAGCCGCGGACTTGGCCGGCACCATCCGAAATAGGGTTGAGTTTCACGACACTTAACTACACCAACCTAAGTTTATTGGATTCTTACGCTTACTGGTGTACAGCCATAGGTGCAGAGGCCTACTCTAACTATATACGGACGAATCTATCTTATCACCAATAGAGTAAACGGAAAAGTATATGTTGGGCAAACTAGGGGTAATGTCCGGTACAGATGGAAGAACCATATTAGTCAATCCAATAGTGGGTGCAAGTACTATTTTCATAGTGCAATACGTAAGTACGGTGGGCACAACTTCACAATCTCAGTTATTCAAGAGTGTTATTCAGAACAAGATCTAGATGACGCTGAGGCATATTGGATAAGTTACTATCGAAGTTTCACTGATCGAACCAAAGGGTACAATACTACCTCTGGTGGGAAACATCCAAATTTTCGGGATCCCCTAGATGAAACTCAAGTAGAGGAGGCGGCCCGAAGTTGGTACATCAAAAATGGGGAATGGCCATCAAGACGCACTAAAGGGGAAATTCCAGAACTCCCTGGTGAAAGTTGGGAGGGGGTTAATGATGCACTACGACGTGGTTGTAGGGGCTTACCCGGAGGCTCATCTATTTATAAATTACTAGCTTTTCGAGGGCTTACCAACCGATTGGTTAAGAATAATCTGACAAGAGATAAGATTTGGGAGGCTGCTAAGAGTTGGTACAATCACAACGGGGAGTGGCCAACCCAACGTACCAAAGGAGAGATCCCAGAACTACCTAATGAGACTTGGAGTATACTTGATAACGCGTTAGAAAGTGGCCTTCGAGGGTTACCTGGAGGATCCTCACTCCCTAAGTTTCTTACTTCTCATGGGGTCTCCAATCGAGGTAGTAAGATGGGTCTTACTGAAAGTCATATCTGGAAAGCAGCTCAGAATTGGTTTACTCAAGAATACCAATGGCCTTCACAACATACAGTAGGTGAGATTCCAGAACTCCCTGGCTATAATTGGAATTCAATTAATTCAGCATTACGGGTAGGAGGTAGAGGCCTACCTAGAGGGTCGTCTCTTTCTAAGTTACTAACATCTCATGGGGCCACTAACCGAGGTAGTAAAAGTAACCTCACTGAAGATCATATCTGGGAAGCCGCTCAGGCTTGGTATACTAGAACGGGACGGTGGCCATCAAATTCTACCAAAGGTAAGATTCCAAAACTCCCTGGCTATAATTGGAATGCAATTGGTCACTTATTATATGTTGGGGGTAGGGGTTTACTGGGAAAGTCATCCCTATCCAAACTACTACTCTCTCGTGGTTCCAATCATCGGGGCTCTTCCCGAAAGAAATCCCATGAGACACTTGAGACAACCAATCTTACCATCGGGGCTCTCAATCCGGCTGATTGTCATCTCCCCACAATTCCCGCAGGGAGCCGGTTCGACCTCAACACCTTCCCGTACCGAGGTTAGGGGTATGTCTGGTACTGGAACTAATTCGTCAGTCAAAGGTCACCAATCCTACATTATTCCGTTCCAAATGATGAACGTAGGGATTGTTGAGGAGCATCCTTGGTAGCTAAACACTTCAAGGTTATTAGGTTTCAAGGGATTTGGAAGGGTTGACCATTGAGTGGTAACCTTCGGTTTTTCTGGATTCCATCCAGGTCGAATGGCTTCCCAGTACTCTTCTAGATCGTATGTATCAGCCATCGATCACAAGCTCTTGAGGTAATTGGTTGGACTCGCAGAACTCTCGGTTCCGACTTTCCACACCATACTCAATCCATTCAACGGGGTATGTTGTATACCCAACCCCAATATGTACGAAGGAAATTGTGCCAACCGTCTGCAACTTCCCATTGATGACCCCATAGAAGCTAGGCTTCCCCGCTTCCGGAAGAAGCCCAGTCCACAGGGTCGCGTGCGGCCCTTCGCATCAAAGTCACACCCAGAGCCCCCACACATCGGGCAATTCCCTCGACAAGAACACGGATCAACAACTAGAACACCTCCCTCTTCCGTTGAATGGGTCAGCGTTGAACCACAGTTAGAACACCTCAAGGTAGCCATCAGATAACTTCCTTCCTCTCAAATCGAGTCGGTCGACTTACTGACTTAGGGTTTGATTCAACTACTGTTCCCGGCCTGATAAAGGTAGTGATCCACGTCTCATTATCCGGGTCTAAGCAAATCACTTTCCAACTCGCTTCGGGTAGATTCTGAAGGCTCGTCACGACACCATTCAAGTAATGTTGAGGAGCTCGTGGTCTAGGACCTAAAGCCCATACCCTCCATAGGATCATATTCAAATCGATATCTAGTTCAATAGACTTAGAATTCTCAAACCGTTCAATAGTCGGGGATTCATTGATGGACCTTACCCGAAGAGTTATCTGGATGTAGTTTGGAACTGGCAATCAGATTACGTCCTACGCTCGAATCGAGTCGGTCGATGCAAAGGAGCTATCTTAGAAGACCTCCTCACAGACTTTCCAGTAATCTTAGAAAGAAGCTTCACCCTCACCCTCGTCGATGATGGTTTGGCTGGAACCATTATTCTCCCACCAGTAGCCGGATTGATAGCAATTCTTGCCAGTTTTGCCTTGGTCACCACCGAAATAAGCTTCACTACCCCTGGGATCGTCACAAGCCGCTCTACCGCCGGCCCCGCCACCAAAGCGTGCGCAACCACCAAAGCCTGAGTATCCAAGACAGCCTCTATTTGCTTCTTGGTAATGGTTACGGGCACCGTATCGTGGATTGCTTGGATTAACTCCCTCTTTGTTCGCATAGAGGGTGGTAAGTTACTCAACTATCACCAGAAAGTCCAGGATTAAGAACCCACCTATTTCCGGTAGGTAGCCGGCTTCGACCGTCGAATCGGTTCTGGGCTCTCAAGCTCTGAAACTTCAGCGGCCCATTGGTCTAGTACTAGAGGCAAGATTACTGACATTGGTTTCCCCTCCTGAAAGCACCTAGCCCTCACTCGAGAATGTTGTTCCTCGGTGAGGGCTATGACTACGTGATGCTTAGGAGGGGTGGGTTTCATCCCTTCGATCTCAATTACAAGTCCTTGACTCGAGCTAAAGCAGCAATTGAGGTTGACAAGGCGGAAATGATCTCATTGTCCCGAGCTATATCAGAGAGGGCTTGGTTGTAGAACCTCTCTGAGTCCTCTTCACTAACCTTCATTCTCGGATGAGAGTACTCATCAGCCATTCCTAGATGCTCTTTCCTTCGCTCAACCTGCCATAGGAGTCGCTCAGTAAGCGTGTGAATGGCATGTTGAATAGGTGGGCTCCCCCTGTCATTAGGGTGACTTGGGTCGATGTTCCCCTTTCGAGCAAGTTCAGCATAGCCATGAAGCATACCTCCAAGGGCTTCTTCTGTAGTCTCACCCGTCCAAACACAACCCCGATAGGGAGCCATAGCAGCGAAGTGCACCTTCCCGTGAGGGAGTAGGTGGGCTTCCTTTGGATCAATCACGGTATCCACGCCCGCAATGACCTTCTTGACAACGAACTCGAATCCTTTCTTTACTGGATCCTCTTCGTGGATGTGACTGAGAACGGTCTCCCCAGGCCAAGCGAGGATATCGTGGTGATGCCTAGGGGTGACTCTTTTGGATTCGATCTCTCTAACTTGATTGAGTAGATCAGCACGTGCTTCTGGTGATAGTGACTTCATACTTTCCTTCCCACCCGTTCCGATGACCCGAAGGCTCAGGCGAGTGAAAAGAGATCTACACCAGGGTCACACCTCACCTGGGTTAAGAACAACATAGGTGGTTCTATGACTAACATAGGAAAGGATCTTGTTGAGATCCGAAACCCTCATGCGTAATACTGAGCATGACCAAAGACATTACAGGCCCGCAATTCAAAGAACGGTTCGGAGTAGTCCCAGAAAAGGATGACCTCGAACGTGTTAATTGCACTACAATTGGAACCGTAGGTCATCAACAATGCGGCGTCTGTGAGGTTCACTCGAAGCCTCGGTTCATGTGCGGTTGCCTGGCCTCGGAAACTCCCCAGGTGAAGTTCTTTGATAGCCGAAGAGCTGCCAT